ACGGTAAGACAGAGTTCATAGACGCTATGTTGATAGATTTGGCTAGGATGTATAATGAGAGTTCTTTAATCATAGGTTTTGAACAGACTCCAGAGGAACACTTAATTAAGCTAGCTAGAAAAATGATTGGAGCAAATATAACTTGTGAGACTTGGTGGCATGAGAAGAATGAGGGAGTCTTTAAAGATAACTACAGGTTTATTACTGATAAGATTAAGCATGTAGACATCAAAGATGTTGGTGGTAATGTTGAGAAGATCTTAATTAAGTCAGCTAGTTGGGTTCAGAATGAGAGAGAGATTGGAAACAATCCTAGGTATGTTGTTATTGACCCTTTTAATATGTTATCAACTGGAACTAAGGTTAGTGGTCACGAAAAGGCAGAAGAGATTTTGAGACAATTGACTCACTTTTCTCACCAAATGGGAGTGATGGTTATTTTAGTAGCTCACCCATTTAAGATGAAGAAAGATGAGAAGACGGGAGAGTATGATATACCAGACTTTTATAGTGTAAAGGGTTCATCAGCATTTTTTGAAATGAGTTATCACGGTTTAACTATTTATAGAATTAATGGCATGGTCCTTGTAAGGATTTTGAAAGTTAAACAAAATAACCTTGGAGACGCAGGTAGCGATGTTTGGTTCATGTATGATAAACCAAGTGGAAGGTATGTTCCATGCGATGAAGAGGGTGTTGAACTAGATGGAGACCATAGAGAAAAGAACTGGTTAAATAAGGTTAAAAAATAATTAAACATTTTTACAAATTTATAGTTAATAGTATAAAAATAGTTTGTACATTTGTAGTGATATCAAAATAGAGTATTAATAATAAAAATATAAACAAATAAGATGAGTAATTTATTACAGGATGCATTAGATGCAATACAAAACAATTCGGAATTAAAAGCAATTCTATCAAAGGATCAAATAGTTGTGGATGAATTTAGTTTCGATAGACAAGAGACAGTGAAGGACTATATGTTTACATGTGGTTATAGTGAAGAGGATGCTATTAACGCTTTTGATAACTTAGAAAGATATGTGTAAAATTGAAAAGACCTTTAGGGGTATAAACGAGCCTTCATTTAGAAACGATGAGCCACATGATAAGTTTGGTAAAGTTTTAGAATCAATAAAAAGTTTATTAGATTATAAAAATAGTAAATATGGCAACTCAGCATTGGAGCCTATGGAGATTTTTCAAGGCAAATGTAAGGTTGGTCAAAGATTAGATGATAAGCTTGCAAGGGTTAAGAATAGTGATTCATTAAAGAAGAATGATATAGCAGATTTGATTGGCTATTTAACTTTAGTATGTATAGAAAACGGTTGGGAAAACTTTGACGAATTTAAAGATTAATAAAAAAAATAAAATATGGAGAATTTTTTAATTGCATTTTTTACAATTGGAATTATTGCTTGTTTGATCTTAATGATTAAAATAGCTAAGGATTGTGAAATAAAGAAGAACACTAGTACATGGAGTTTTGATGAGATAGTAGCTATGACTATTATAGGCATGAATTATGTAAATGGTAGTAGGTCGTATAGTAGAGAAGTTAACAAGTTTGCAAAGCGATACAATAGAGACCTTCATGGTGTCTTAGCTAAAGTGGAGGACTTGAGGGATTATAATCAAAACATGAATTTTACCTTTAATGAGGAATTTGATAAAGCTTTTGATGTTGCAGTAGAGGAGATAAAAATATACTAAAAACAATAACAAGCGTATGAATGTTAACGAACATAAAATGAAACTTAAAGGAGAGTCTAGAGTTTGGGCCTCAATAACTAAATCTAATGGGAAGGCTAAAGATGCGTCTTCTACTCAAATAGGGCAAAGGATACTTTTTGACGATGCTCTTTTTATAGTTGATCCATTTATGCTTTGGGTTGAAAAGTCTTCTAAAATAGATAGGAAGAGTTTTAAAGAATTGTTTGTAGACTATGATACATCGTTGTTTATTATAACAAGTACTTTACTGTTTTTATCTGGAAGCACCTCAGGAGCTTTAGAATACAATAGTAACGATAAGATCAAAACTAGACACAAGAGGATAAAGTCTCTAAATGAGAAGATATTCACTGGTCTAAAATTTGAGCAAGTTTGGAGAATTGTTGAAGTAATTGTTGACTATTCTAAGATATTTGAAATTGAAAAAAGCGCACTAGTAGTTAATAATTTTTTTAAAACTAGTGTAAGTTATGTGTGTAATCTAGATGAGACTATACACAACGAACTTACAATAAGTTCTATGAAAGCTTTTTACCCAATGTTAATAACTGAACCACCTTTAGATTGGGAATTAAAAGATGGTAATATATCTGGAGGGTACCACACTTACCAGCACAAGATGATAAGGGTAAAGCCCCAGTATTTAAATTATAATAAATACAGCAAGGGTATTTTTGATTCAGTAAATTATATACAGTCTCAAAGTTGGAGAATAAATGAGGTAGTTTTAAAAGCCGTTGATGATGATATCAGGATGCCAATCAAATCTGACTATGTTAAAGTTATTTACCCTAGTGATGATGGTTGTAATTTTGAAATAAAGATAAACGATGAAAACAACCCGTTAAGTGACTCTGAAACAACTAACATAAAGTCAAGTAGGGATAAGTTTCAACAATCTTTAAATCTTTATTTAGCTGAAGTTAGAGACTTTGAAAGTGCTATAGGTAAGTATAGGGCAGTTAAAATGGCTATTGAGATAGCTAAGGAATATGTTGGTGAAGATGTTTACTTTCCTCATTCATATGACTCTAGAGGCAGAATCTATCCAATACCAGTTGGATTATCACCTCAAGGTTCAGACGCGGTTAAGGCTATGTTAGAATACTCTAACGGTCAAGTGTTGAATAGTGACGGTGCAGCTTGGGCGTTTGCTTATTTAGCTTCTCTATATGGAGATGATAAGTTACATTTTGACGATAGAGTTAAGAGAGGTATGCAATTAATTAATGAGGACTATAAAGATGCTGACGAGCCTTATCAATTCCTAGCTCACCAAATAGAATGTAAAAAGATAGCAGAAGATCCTAGGTACGTATTTAAAGGTCGTATACACTTAGACGCTTGTAATAGTGGATCACAATTTACAAGTGCATTAACTGGAGACCTCGATGGTTGTTTAGCAACTAACGTTGTACCAACTATAGGTAAGGATGGTTTATGTGATAGACAAGATGCTTATTTACTGGTATCTAATAAATCCATAGAGTTAACTAAGAGTATTTTATGTGGTGATCTAACACATAGTGATAGGAGAGTTTATGAAATGCTTCTAGAACTTTTAGAAAAACATGGTAGAAAAATATGTAAGAGGCCAGTTATGGTATCTAATTACGGTGGCACTGCAGGAGGTAGAGCAAAGATATTGTTTGATATGTTTAGAGAGCTTAATTTAGATAGGGAGTATATAACTAGTATAAATTCTATAAAGTTAGCTAAGATAATTGGAGACTCAATAACAGGTGTCTTAAACGGTGGAAAAGCTTTTGAGAAATATATTCAAACAATGAATAATGTTATATCAAAAAAGGGTGTTCCAATAAAGTGGTTGACTGGTGATGGTTTTTTGGTTATACATGTTAAGAACAAAGAGTTGCCACCTAAAAAGTGCTCCTTAAAGTTACCAAACGCTAGGAAACAGACGACCATAATAAAGAAGATTTATTCAGATGAAGTTGCACCATCTAAAATGAGGAGTGCTATTAGTCCTAATTACATCCACTCGTTAGATGCGGAGTTATTAAGAAGGGTAGCATTAAGGATGAGAGATGAAGGTATTAAGAATTCAGATTGGATTCACGATTCTTTTGGTTGCTTACCTAACGATGTTGATATGATGCTTAAAATCTCAAAAGAGGTTTTTTTAGAAATGATGGTATCAGAGCCTTTAAGTATTTTAGACAAAGGTCTTAGGCAACAAGCAGTTGAAGCCGGCGTTACATCAAGACAGTTGTCTAAGATAGAGTTACCTAAGCTTTATGGGTTTGATATAAAGAACGGTGGAATTGATTCAATAATTGATTCTGAGTGGTTTTTTAGCTAATTTATTAAAATGTTGGTTTTTAGTTAGTTAACCATTACTATCTACACATGAAAGAATAAGTGTTTTTAACACCACTAAAAAAACAGAATAGCATTTCAGTATTTGGTAATCACAATGAAGACTTGCCGGTTGAACTTGTGAATGTTAGGCAACTTTAGTGGTTCTTTCAACGGGCTTTAGTTTTGACTATATGGATTTAATTCCTAAGTCCGTCAAATTTCTTTTTATTACAGTTTTTGGAAGTCTTATTACACCTTGTGGTGAGACTTCTTTTTTTTTTAAATATAGATATCATGAAAGATTTAAAGTTAGGTGACAAAGTGGAGACACTAATAGAGAACACTATTCCAAAAAGCTTGATTGATATGATTAAAAAGAATGGATGTGATTGTGAAGGAAGAAAGGATTGGTTAAACAATCTAACAAGAAAATAAGAGGGAAGGGCTACACCTCATTAAGTAGCTCAATATATATATGATATAATAATGAACAACAAAAAATTTGTTTCAAGATTTAAGGATGTAAACCTTTACAAAAGACCATTTTCTTTAACTAGTGTAAGAGCTGTAAAAGAGATCTATGCAGAAAAGTTTGGATTATCTAAGCAGGATGTGATGGGCTTAAACTTCCAGGTCTGTTTGGATAAATTGCGAGAGATAAAAGAAAACAAAAACTAAAAGAAAATGGGAATTACAAAAAACAAATATTCAACTAATACAAACTCTAGTGGGTTTAGGTTGAACTCTTTTCAAGAGTTGACTCAAATTACTACTAAGGAGGATGTGGCGTTGGGTGTCATGAGATGGGGAGAAGAAAACTTCTATCCACAAACATTAAAGAACATTGTCGAACAATCACCAAGTGCAAAACCAGCGGTCGATAGAGTTGCAAAGTTCTACAAAGGTGGTAGCTTTGAAGGTGAAGACATTATAGTTAACTCTTATGGATTAACTTTAAGGAACATAGTAGACAAGTGTGCAGAGGATTTAGCGTTCTTTGACGCGTTTGCTATTCAATCAAACTTTAACGTATTGGGTCAGCCTAATGATATGAACCCCATAAGGATTGAGTCATTAAGATTTAATCAATTTGATGAGTTGAGCTATGCTTCTAAAATAGGATATCATAGAAACTTTGGTCAGAATGATAGGGTTGAGATGAACGTTATAGAACATGCTACAAATAGTAACATTAAGTTTATAAACGTTTGGAACCCAAAGTTTGCTAAGGAGCAGTTTGATGGATTAGAGAATGGATTAAATGATTACAATGGTCAGATACTATATTATAGTGGTGCTGGTCCAAGTCAATATCCAATCCCTCCACTACAATCTGTAATCAATTTTGTATTGAGTGATGTGGAGAATTCAATCTTAGTTAGAAAAGAGACTTCTACGGGATTCGTTAGTAGTTATATATTAAAATCTACTTTAGATTATGATGATGCTAATTTGATAGCTATGGAAAATTCTATTGCACAAATGCAAGGAGCTAGAGGTGCAGGAAAGATTATGACCATTAGTGGACTAAGCGAAGAGGAGATGAAGTCTACATTGTTAGAGGAGATTGGAGCAGGTAATTCAACTGCGGTTATAGATTCGGCAACAAAGACGTTTGATTTAGACAAGAAGGTTATTACGGGAGTATATCTTATTCCTCCAGTATTGAGTGGTATAGAAGTATCTACAGGTTTCTCAACAGAGGCTTTGGTTGATGCTTACAATGTATTCAATGCAATAACTAAACAAGGTAGAAAAACTATTGAGAGAGAAGTTAATAAGGTATTGAAAGCTGGAGACTTTGGTATTGATTCCATAAAGTTAGAAAGTATAACACTAGATGTAAATGGTGGAGAAGGCGAACCAGTAGAGGGAGATGAATCTATGGCAGCAGATAACACTACACTAACTAATTTAAGTGGTAGACAATTACAAGGTATTCAAAGGATTGTTAGAAAATACAACAAGGGTGAGTTAACAGAGGGACAGGCGTCTCAATTGTTACAACAAGGGTTTGGATTTGATGACAAGGCAGTGGACGAGTGGTTAATCTCACCAGAGGAAGAGGCTCAAGAGAGTACTCAAGATGGTGAACCTAATAATATAAAAGGAGATGAATAGTGTAAATTTAGAGAATGCATTGATATCGGTAGATATTGTGGATTTGTTACAGGACTATTGTGCTATCCAATTAGACATAGATTCTACAAAGGTCAAAGCCGCAGCTCATGTTGCGCAGACTATTGACATTACTAGAGTGATTGGTGCTACTAACTTGGAGAGAATAAAGAATCCATTAGATAGTGTTGACGATGCAATGAGAGAGTTAGCGATACCAGCTTGGTGTTACTACACTTACTCACGTTGTTTGAAGATGTTTAACGGTACTTTAACCGATAGTGGATATGTTATATCAGAAGATGCAGAAAGAGCGTTAGACGTTGTAGGAAAGGCTTCTAATGAGGCTTATTCAATAGCAGAGGTTTATATGCAATTATTAGTTGAGGCTTTAGATGGAGAAACTCCAACAGAGTCGGACGATATAGACCAAGGTTTATTTACACCACAGATTAGAGTATTTGGTGGTGAAGAAAATAGAGGAAGTAATTAATATAAATATAGGAGTAGGGTCATGCCTTTTAAAATTGACCCATAAATTTATTAAAGATGAAAAAAGTATTATTATTATTAGTATTAGTGTTAGCGTTTACATCATGTATAAACGACGAGAGTATTTCAAGTGTTGAACCAGAGGTTAGTGAGGATTTTACATTCTTAACTACTCAAGCGAAGGCTTTGTCGGTTTATTATACTCTAGCAGGAGTTGATGAGAACACGGGAGACCAGTTTGTAATCAACCAAATAAAAGAAGATGTAAGACTTTCTTTTTATGGGAGTTCAACTTTGGATTGTGATGTTGCTCAAACTGCAGCGTTTAATGCATTAGATGCTTTCTTTGCATATAACTATATTAATATTTCAGAAACAACTATCAGAGCAGAATTAAGTGCTATTGGTTTAGGTTGCTAAGAATAAGGAATTGGGCGAGTCTTAGAGCTTAGGTATTTGATTACTACGCCCATCTAAGATATAGGAAAACGTCACCTATTTAATTTGACGTAGAATTATATTACAATGGAAGAAATAAAATTAGTAAAAGTTCTTATGGTATCATTAGTATTGCAATTAGTATTGACAACACCTAGATTATTAAGTTGGTCTTTGGGAGTTGTGGAATCTATATTTAGAATCCTTAAATCAATTGTAGATGTACTAATTAGAGAACTTAAGAAAGAGGTATTAAAATAAAAACACAACAAGATGGATAGAAAACGTATGAGCAATAGCAAAAGAGCTATTGACAAAAGAAATAGAGAGAGGAAGGAATCATTCCAAGAGGCTTTAGCAGATGGTCACACTAGTAGGAGAGATATCTACAAGGCTATGGGCATTAGTGGATTGGCTTTGACAGAGTTTTTTGAGGACAATAAGAAGATGTACAAATTGTATTGCGAGTCTCGTAGACAATTAAGAGATGTAGCATTGGATAACATAACTGATGTTGTTCATGATGTGACTCACCCAAAGAATTACGATGCTAGTAAGTTTATAGTTCAAAATTATAATACAGACTTAGATGTTGTATTGGTTGAGAAAGGTGATGATACTGTATCGGCTACAATAGGTGCTAGCGAAGGAAGTGGAATAGTAATCCAGTTCGATACAAAAAAGAAAGAGGACGATAAAAAATAAGATATGGGAAAACGTGGAAAAAAGATAGAGCCTAAAGTTCTAAATGTAAATCCAATATTCTCACCATTATTTAGAGACGAATTAGACCAGCCAAGATATTATAATGTATATGGAGGAAGGGGTAGTGGTAAGTCTTTCATAGCATCGATAGCTACGGTTCAGCTATCTTACTCAAAATATAAGCACAATGTATTGTACTTAAGACAGACAATGAACTCTATTGAGGACTCGTCTTATAAGGACATCATGGATGCTATAGAATTTATGGGTAAGGAGAGAGACTTCAAGGTAGTTAAGAATAGAATAATTAACAAGCTAACAGGCTCAATCATATCCTTTAAGGGTATAAGGTCGACGACGGGAGCTAAGTTAAAGTCTTTGTCAGGATTTACTACATTGGTAATAGAGGAGGCTATGGAGGTTGAGTCCTTCGAGG